TCAACTAACATACCATCAGCATAACCTGCACGGCCACCATCAGCTGCGTAAAAATTTGACATAACATATTGTTTATCTGGCATAAAATCTAAACCAGCACCTGCATCACCTCGACCGCTGTAATAATTTCTTGCTCTTTGTGTTTGGTATGCTGGGTCCATTTGATCTACTTCTTCTTCTTCGTCATCACCACCACCCATAAAAAACGGTAAAGCCATACTTGCAGCACCTGCACCTAAAAAAAATTTTTTACCTGTACTTAACTTATTAAATTTGTCTAAAAGATTTCCTGCTTTAAATTGACCTGCAGGACCAAAACTACCTAAACCTAAATTAGCTCCAAGATTAGCTAAACTAAACCCACCCGTGTTTGCTTTTAAAAAAGGCAACGCTTTACCAAACATAGTACCACCACCACCAAGATAACCAAGACCGCCAAGTATAGCCATCTTACCTAAAGGACTTTTAACAACTTTCTTTACAGCACGTTTGGCTTTCTTAACAAGTTTACCTAAAAAGTAACCTTGTCTAGGATCCTGTAAAGAACCTAGTCCGCCCTGTATCTGTTGTG